GCCTTTCGGAGTATGTTGACTTTTTCAACGACACTTGATATATGAAGAGTATGTCCGTTGCTAAACAAAAAGCAAATACGATTACTCCGAAAGCCCGAAAACTTGTTGATACGCTCGTAGCCTCTGGTTGTACTATAACCGAAGCATCCAAAGTCGCAGGATACAAAGGAAATTCATCAAGAGTAAGTGCCTCCCGTATGCTACGAAAACCAGAGGTACAGCAGTATATGTTTGAGCAGATTCAGAAGAACCTTGGTATGTCCGCCGTCAAAGCACAACATAGACTACTTGACCTATGCAGTTCAGCCAAGTCGGAGTATGTACAGTTGGAAGCATCTAAGGACATATTAGACAGGGCAGGATTCAAAGCACCAGATAAACATCAGCACTTGGTCAAAGGAGATTTCAGTATTAACATAGACTTGAAGTAGTCCTGCCCTTGTCGTCAAAAGGTTTTCTGTATCTGCGCACATATGATTACTCAGCCAGATGGTGTTTTCTTGTCCCCCCTATTTCACCATAGGGGGGTTCAGAAAACAGATAGCTCGGCTGTATATATGTCCTACTCACTCATTAAAGTCTTTCAAGGTTCGTTGCATTTTTTTTTTATTTCTGTTAAGGTTCGGTTATGACTACATACATAATAATTAACATTTTGATCTGGGTGATATTCTAATGCCTTCACCCGCTTGGACACGGAAAGCAGGTAAGAATCCTAAAGGAGGATTAAATGCTAAAGGTCGTGCATCTTACAAGAAACAAACGGGTGGTACATTAAAAGCACCTGTTAAGTCAGGAGATAATCCAAGACGAGCATCTTTCTTAGCTAGAATGGGAAATATGCCCGGCCCCGAAAGAGATAGCAAAGGTAGACCAACTCGTTTACTTTTATCACTTAGGGCGTGGGGTGCATCTAGTAAAGCTGATGCAAGGCGAAAAGCAAAAGCAATGTCAATCAGATTAAAAAATAAAAAAAAGAAAGGTAAATAAAATGCCCGGATATAAAATGCCAAAACCACCAATGAAAAAGAAAAAACCTAAGAAGAAGGGGTACTAATGAAAGGCGTAAAACATTATACTAAAGCAGGTAAAGTTCACAAAGGTGGCTCTCATAAAATGCCTAATGGTGATCTTCACTCTGGTAAAACACATAACGCTTCTAGTAAGAAGCTATTTCATTTTAAAGATTTATCTAAAAGCGTACAAAGAAAGGTGCTTTCTTTAGCTAAAAAAAATAAAAGCTAATGATACCTGCAATGTTTAATCGTTCTGCTATGGCACTTAAATATGCCATAGACAGAAAACCTAAAGATCAATCTCAAATGAATAAATTGCAACGAGAGTACCACACTATGTTTGGGTTTCCTAAACCAATACTATTGTATAGTCCTAAATATGGTTTTAATAAAGATGGTAGTGGGCCGATATCAGATCAACAATATAAACAAATGCAAAAAGTAAAAGCACGACCTCCTGTTGCCAAAAAAAGATTAGGTATAAATAGACCAAGATCCCGAACAAGTTTAATGGGAGTAAACAATTTTTTACCAAGAAGAATATTGCGATAGTTGACAAACTACAAAAAAAAGAAATAATAACATTATGAAAGAATTTAGAAATATGACATATAGTCAAGCACTTCGTAAATACCCTACGAACTATAAACTTAGAGCAATGGGTAGGAGGTCTTATGATAAAGAGTTTGGACAGACACAGCAAAAAGGTAATAAAACTGTTACTAGACTTAAAAATAATAAACTTCAAATGGCACCAAAAGGTAGAGTATTTCTTATTGCTAATAATCCTAAAGGTGGTACAGCAGATGATTTTAGATCAAAAGAAGGTCGTAGAATAGAAAAAGATAATAAACGATCTACATCAGATAAAGAAAGACGAATAGAAAAAGATAATAAACCATCTATAAAAAAGAAGGCAGACAAACCTGAAGTTAAAGCAAAACCAAACTTACCAAAAAAAGAGTTTGATAAACTTTCTTTTAATGAAAAAATAGATGCTTTAAATAGAAGTAAATCAGAAAAAGATAATGAACGAGCAAAAAAAATGCGAGAGCAAATGAAAGAAATTAAAGCACGACTCAAAGCTCGTAGAGATTTAAAAAACAAAAAGAAAGCAACGGTATCTGGTGCCAAAGGTAGAAAAGAAAGAAGAAACTAAAGCACAAAGAAGAAGTGCAAAATTAGCAGAAGCAATGGTTCGCACAGAAAAAGCAGACCTTGAATTGCACAGAATGAAACAAATCAAAGACTACGCTGAATACAAAATGATGAAAGGTCATTCAAAAGAAACGGCCTACCAAATGGCAAAGGCACACATTTTGAACAGTAATGACAAAGCGTAATTACCGAAAAGAATACGACAAGTTCCAATCCTCATCTTCGTCAAAAAAAGATCGTGCTAATAGAAACAAAGTACGAAGGTTAGCACTACGATTGAAAAAAGTTAAAAAAAATGATAATAAAGATATAGACCACAAGGATGGAAATCCTCGTAATAATAAAAAAAGTAATCTACGAATTGTTAGTCGTAGTACAAATAGGAGAAAAAAGTAATGGCTAGGGAGTACAAAAAAGTTTTTGACGAAATTCGTAGAGATACGGAGGCAGGTAAAATTGAAAAACAATTAGACAAGGTAAGTCCAAAGTTTAGAGAACAATTAAAAAAAGAACTTGAAGAAGAAGCACGAAAAAAGAAACAAAGTGAACTAAAAAGAAAATTAAAACAAATACAAAAAAAAAGAAAATTTAAAATAAAATTTAGAAAAGAAGAAGATTTTCCGGGATTTACTAAGGGAGAAGTAGCGGAGTCTAAACTTAAAGAAAAACAAAAGAAGAAACGAAGAGGTAGTAGTGGTAGAAGTGGTGTACCATTATCTAATAGAATTTTAAAAGGTGGCTTTGGTAAAAAAATATATTAGTTATGAGTTCAGCTACAAAATCAAATCCTTCTCTATGGAAAAGAATTGTTGCTCGTGTAAAAGCACAAGCATCTCACGGAACGGCCGCAGGTCAATGGTCTGGCAGAAAAGCACAAGCGGCTGTCAAAGCATACAAAAAAGCAGGTGGTGGCTATAAGGGTGGCAAAAAATCTAGCAACTCGTTATCCAAATGGTCTAAACAAAAATGGCGTACAAAATCAGGTAAAAAATCTTCAGATACAGGTGAAAGGTATTTACCCGAAAAAGCTATTAAAAATTTATCATCAAAAGAATATGCGAGAACTTCGGCAAAGAAAAGACAAGACAAAGCTAGTGGAAAACAGTTTAGTAAACAACCTAAGTCAATCGCAAGAAAAGTAAGGAGATTTAGAAAAGTATGACAATATTTACTAAATATTCTATAAGAGAAATAGAAACACTTCGTACTGTTGTTAAATCACAACATATGAAACATTACCCAAAAGACTTTGTGAATAATCACGAAGCTGATAGAATCATAGAATCTCTATCGGAAGAAGCTAGAGAAAAACTATATGAACTAGCAGTTAATTATGGCATCACTAAGTTATAAGCCAGACGGCGATACAATAAAACACTTTTTAAAAGACGATACTTTCTTTAGAGGAATACGAGGGCCTGTTGGCTCTGGTAAATCTGTAGCTTGTTGTATTGAAATAATAAAACGAGCTATATCACAAAAGCCGAATGATGAAGGGATTCGCAAAACTAGATGGGCGGTCATTCGTAATACTAACCCTCAACTTAAAACTACTACAATAAAAACTTGGCTAGATTGGTTTCCTGAAGAAGATTGGGGAAACTTTACTTGGAGTGTACCTTATACACACAAACTAAAAAAAGGGGATATTGATTGTGAGGTAATCTTTCTAGCGTTAGATAGACCTGAAGATGTTAAGAAATTACTATCTTTAGAACTTACAGGAGTATGGATCAATGAGGCACGAGAAATTCCTAAAAGTATTGTTGATGCTTGTTCTATGCGTGTTGGTCGTTTTCCATCTATGCGTGATGGTGGCCCAACTTGGTATGGAGTCGTTTGCGATACCAATCCACCTGATACCGATCATTGGTGGGCAATTATGGCAGGTGAAACTGTTATACCTGATTATATAAGTAAACAAGAAGCTAAGATGTTGATTAAGCCAGATAATTGGAAATTTTTTAATCAACCACCTGCTATGTTAGAAATAAAAAATAAAAACAATGAGATACAAGAATATAAAAAATCTGAAGTATCTGAGAATAGAAAGAATCTTACAGAGAATTATTATAGTAATATTATCCGTGGTAAAACAAAATCGTGGATAGATGTATATGTTCTTAATAAACTTGGTACTGTTGAAGATGGTAAACCCGTATATGAATCATATAGACAAGATGTACATATGGCTAAAGGTGAACTTGCACTTGCAGAACATCTTCCTGTTTATATGGGGATTGACTTTGGTCTTACACCTGCTTGTGTCTTTGCACAAAAGATAAGAACCAGATGGATAGTATTTG